CATGCAAATCGCTGGCGAACACAAAAGACTTCATTCTTCGTCGAATACAACTATAGCAGGAAGCAACTCTGCCTTTAGCGTCTCAAGCACCCCAATGACCTGACGAACAGTTAAGCCTTTCATCAGGAAATCGTTACATTTCTCACCTAACTCTGATTGAAGTGTATCTTCCCATTCTTCCATTTCTTAAATTCCTCTATTTTTGTTTTTAATGTAGCCAGAGCATCAATTCTGCCAGCAGCATGGGACATCCGCTGTGGATCACTTGCTGGATCTGCTACATCATTCACCGAGTCTAAAAGAGCAGAATCAATAACAGTGTCCAAGGCTTGCCAGAATTTACTACCATCGCCAACATCCCCAAAAGCCTGAGCGACTTCATCTGCCGACATGGGCTTAGGGTACTTTACTAGCTTCGACTTCTTACGAAATAATTTAAACATTAGTATCCTCCAGTGACCGATTTAACTCCCACTCTTCCAATCTGTGCGTTTTCCATTTGCTGTATTCCGAACTGCAAATACTGCATCCGATTGTCCGACAATTGCTTAACAAGTGGTTTCTCTTGGAGCTTCTTCTGAAGCTCCTGAGAAGTTTGGATAATTTGCTGAGCTGTTTGCTGGCGTAATTGGAAATTAACTCCCTCTTTAGGTATTGGTTCGATTTCATTGATAATTTTAATCCACGCATTTTGCTCATCTTCAATTTCCCTTTGGGCTGCTGTTGCCTTATCCATAACCACTTGCTTTGCTAACATTGGATCAATCGACTCGGCTATGATTTCTAAAAGCTTATTTCGGTCTAGAGCACCTGTCACATCGAACTGCGTCAGCTTCATAACCGCATCAATTTTTTTCTCCATAAACTCTGGATTAAGCGTATCCACATTAAAGCGAAGGCTCAGGTCATATCGCCCAGCAATGTCATCTTGTTGAACAGCAATATCCTCAACTGATCCACCTGTCAGTCTTGCGACAAATTCAGGTGACAGGTACTGCTGGCATAAACACAGGGCTTGCGATAAAGCTTCTTTCCATGAATCCAGCCAGCGATTAGTCATGCACTGCTGGTAAAGCTGTTTCTGTTCTGGCTTATCAGGGTTACCAAAATATTTCTCGGCATCCATAATGGCAGCAGCCTCTGCCTCCATTGATCCATTGGAAACAGGGGGAGGTGCAAGCCAGCCAATATCATCGGGTCTTGAAATAGTCATCTGTGATGCTGGGGCTATCGTTGTGTTTAATCCCCCACGCCTTGCGTTGACCAACAGTGGAGGAATCACACTGATACTTGCAGCATCATTTTTAAGGTCTCGGTGCAGCTTAGCCTCATACTGATTAGTTGCCACCACTTCAGGTATTCCCCTGCTGTCGAAAATAGACCTACTTAAACGCTCCCTGCTAAAGAGAACAAAAGGCATCTGATTATGACCATAGTTTAAGATTTCATGTTTACCATAGGAATCAGGCACATGAGAAGAAAATGCGGTGCAGTAAATCGCTGGCACATTCGTATCCTCATCATAGACCCTCTGGTATGCATAAAAGATCTCATAAAGATCGTCATAGTCTCCCTCAACCCCCTGCCCCACGAGTAACTCCCCAAGCCGAATCGGACTTCTTTGGTCATACTGTGGCACTCCAGAAACTGCCTCTGTTTTCTCTAAGACCTGTTCAACAAATTCCTCACTGAATCCTTCAGTTATAATTTTATCACGCAGCTCTGTCTCCGTAAACCATTCCCTACGCATAACACAGCGAGCCCTGTCTAGTTCAGTGCAATTTGCGTCAACAAATATATCGTCGTAAAGCCTGTGCGCCACAAACCTTGGGCGGTTCTCGTGCTCTGATGGGGCTGGCAATTTTGTCTCCCCAAACTCTCTAAATTCCTTTAGCCCTTTCTTAAGAACCTTGTCCTTGACCCCAGCAAAAACCATCCGCATGACATCCAAGGCTTTTTCTTCCATGTCAGGGTCTACCATTATAGCAGAAATTTCCTGCATGGCATTTTCATCCCCACCCATCTGCTGCACCAGCTGCAATAGGTCTTGCATACTAAACTTCTTTAGACGCATGATAGTTTCCTGCTGCCAGTACACTCCCAAAATGGCAATAGCAGGAGACCCAGCATACATTTCCTGAGCCAGCAGCTCCACCTCTCTACGAAGCTCAGGTAGCATCTTTTGCTCTAAGAAATAGGAGAGGCAGTCCCTCCAGTAAGAGGCTTTTTTTGTATCATCTACCTCTATGCCTGTAACATTTATGTTAGCCCTAAAAAATGATTCTAGAGCCATATGCACGTGCTCGTTCACAAGCCTATCTGCAAGTCGATTATGGGTGTCAGATGCCCCTTCCCATGGGATAGGTTTTCTCCCTATAAATTCTTCATGCTTCCTGCCATCATCTGACTGACCAGACCAGCGACAAAAACGAACATCATCAAAATCATCTCTCCTCCTGAGATTGCGACTAGCATCTTCAAGGATGGCAGATAGCTCAGCTTGTAGCTCAGCTACATCAGGCTCTTTAGTAAGTTTGTTCTTGTCGCTGTCGTAATTCCTCATTGTCGCTTTCCCATGATTCTAAAAGTTTTTCAATCTGGGAACGCAGGAAAAATGCACGAGCACCCTTGCGAAAGTAGTGCGGAGTAATTAGCTTAGCATCCACCATGTTCTTCATCTCGGATCTAGATAATCCGAGTGCCTTAATTACCTCACCTCGCCTTAACAAAGCCTTATCAATCCCCAATCGAGCCATGGTGAAAACTCGACTTTTCGTAGGGATTTTGGTCAACTATATTTTTTTAGCCTTCGCTCTTACGACTAATTTGTCAACGCACTTACCTTGTCCATCAGGGTCACTTTCCAGAAACTTTTTTGTCTCTGGCTTAATCCTCATAGTAGTGTAAACCCGTTTAATATTATCTGGCAATTTAGGTCTACCTGTCTGGTTCACTCGCTTGCCCCCCCATGATGATTCTTCTGTTTGCATGGTTCTAAACCATAAACATCCTTGCTTATTGTGTCTATAAGAATTGTATACCCTCCTAGGCAGTCAGTTATAATTTTGCTGTGGTCTGGATGGGTCATCAATACAGACGGATCTATGTTTAACAAAGATGAGAATCTATCGATCAACTTAATCTTAAGCTGTTGATCTTTGAATTGGTCACTTTTATCAATCATAATTCGGGACTTCCCTATTTTCTTTACTTAATCCCATTTTGCTGCCCCCTGTAAAATAAGAACATCCCCACGAATGCCATCCCAGATAAGTGCATTGCTTTGATCTATTGCGATTTGGGTTGCTATCTCGTTGATTGGCAATTGATCCATAATAGCGTTTTCGTTCACGAGCATCTGATCTCCATTCTTGAGTCCGATCAACTCTACAAAGCCTCCTACAATTTTCTGAGCTCCCTCAAGAGTCGGCTTTTCCTCTGTTTGATATAATAATTTCGTATCCATACCCACAACATATATCTGTGTACACAGAAAGCAAGTACTAAACCAAATAATAAAAAAAACTAATTCCTGATTACAAAGTTAAGCGATTGCTATACAAGCACTTGCGGTAAACCTTTTTTTGTAAACTTTTTTCGGTTAGTAGCCACCACCTTCAAATAAAACGCCACTACCTTCCTCTAAGAAAACTGGAGCTGACAGCACAAAGTACCGCATTAGATCACAAAAATCTTTTGTGGCAGCGTGTTTCCCATCAGTATTAGTCCAAGTGCTAAGGGCAAACCTCAGATTCTTACAGTCTTCATGTACATAAAGTTTTGGACAATTCATTGAACCTACAGGCTGCTCAGAATTATAGTCCAGTAGGCTATTAACCATGGTAATACCCTCCTCAATCCTGACCCCTACGCTTGGCTCAAAAAACATATCCATGTCAGCCATTTCATCTATTAGCGTGGTAATACCTGACTTTGTTGGAGTCGGTGCAGACCCAAACCTAGAGTCCATGATTCTCATAAATATTTTCTCATTACCCTCCTGCCTCAAGATCTCTTCTTTGTATCGAGCCAGTGACCAGCCCCAGCTTTCCTGAGCGTGACCCCTAGCACCATCAATCTTTTTACCAGCAACAGCCCACTCTCCAGCCATACCAACTCCCTCAATTGGGTTAATCTGGTCAGGAAACTCTCTATAGACATAGCACTTCCCATCCTTAGCTACCCTAACCCAGATCATAACCCAGTTTTTTCCGTGAGATGGGTCTACTACCATGTAGTTTGTGCCTTCTTTGGGAATCTGATCATCATTCACCAAGTGTGCCTCGCCAAATTTTGGAAACATACCACCAGAGACTTTTGTAGGGACTCCAAACGCACGAGTAAGAATTTTGGGGCGAGGATCATTCTGTAAGGTTCGCTTCAGGGCTCGGTAGTCATTAAATTTATTCCAAATAGAGTGAAAATAAATTACCCTAGAGTTTTCTCGCAGCGGTTGCTGAATGATTGGCACTTTTTCGTTTTCTAAAAGCTCAGGGTCTGCTTGCCCCCATTTTACTGTCCTAGCCCCCTGCAAATACTCCCTAATTGTCGGAGTATAACCAGCAACTGGCGTAAAGGTTATAAGCATCCCACGCCATGGATAACCTTTAGGATAGTTAGGTGCTGGTCTGTTTGCCCTAGTAACAAGCCTAAAACGAAGGGCATTAATATGGTCTACTCCGCAGAGCTCATCCAGCCACACCATATCCCACTCAGAGCCCTCTAAAATACCAGTATCGAGGTTCTGCGAGTAATTACGAAAAAATATTCGGCTGCCATTAGGGGTAACGCAACAAGACTCAGTAAATCCTCCTTTTTTTGAGAAAGTCATGTTAGTTACCTTACCCTTTTTTGCCTGTTTCCACTCTGAGGGCAGATATTTATAAACATACTGCTGTTGCTGCTCTATAGAAGTTGCAGAAGTAGTGTGCATACAAAGCACATTTGCCTCTGGAATATCATTAGTGCACTTTACTACCCTTTTACTTGCAAATTCGCTCTTACCAGACCTATTTCCGCCCAAAATTACAAGCTCATCGTGGTTTGCAAACTCTTCGTCTGCCATCCTCCAGTGATCTGGCTCATATCCATTGTGGAATGGGTCAGTTTTTTCTGCATAAATAGATTCTTCTCTGGCAGCATGAAAATCTAACAGTTTGTCCACTCCCATCATCTCAGCCTCTTTGTGGCTGGGAATAGGATAGTACGGATGCTCAGTCCACTGAATCATTTCTGCTCCTTTATTCTCCTTGAGAGTTCATATAGGTAAAACCATGTGTCGATGATTTCCTCTTTTATCGACTCAATCAAGTCACTGGATTTCATTTTGGCTAACCCCTTAGATCCATCTGGGTTATGCTCCTCAATACCCTTTAAGAATTTCTCTCTAGCAGAATAATGAAACTCCAACAAAGCTTCATCCATAATTTTGTAATCAGTATTTTCATTAAGCCATTTTTCACCATGTACTTTATCGCTCATTTCTTTTTCTTTGGTTTTTTTCTGGGAGCAGACTTTGACCCCTTGATTTCCTTACTTAGCTTGCTCAGGATCTTAGTAAACGCATCACCATGCCTCTCCATCTCCTTTTGCTCCTCCCACTGCCTTACGATATCTTCACTCTGCTTACTCATTACCATTTACCTTTCCATCGTGGACTCCTACCCACCAGAACCCACAGTTTACTCTCATTGGTCAAGGGTGGTCTTGCCCTGAGCTTCATGCCCTTCCTGAAATTTAAATTACTGTGAACCCTGACTCGCACATCACCACAAATCACCATTCGACTATTGAAGGGGATGTTTGTAACTACCATCTCTTCTTCCACTGGATCTGGCAACGGCTCGGAAAGTTCACTAACACATAATTCCTTTTGTACAACATTCCGTACAGCGTGTTCTCCATCCGAGTCATACATCACTGTATTACCCTTTCGATGCCAACCCTTCAGACCTTCCTTCCTCATCTGTATTAGGTGCTTCCTGTCCAGACCCATCTCCTCGCTCAGCTCTTTCTCTGTCTTCATACTCCTTTAGTTTCCTTAATAATTTTTGATTCTCTTTAACCAGCCTGTCCACCCATTGCGGAAAGCTTAAATTCTTTTCACCTGTTGGTTTCCATATATTCATTTTTTTATTACCTTGGTTGCATTTTGTTTCATTGAGCCCACTGGGACTAAGAACGCTTTCTTGGCAGTGTCATCACCCTGACCCACAAACACACTAGGCTTGTAGTCCCAAAAACAAAGGATGTCCTTTATCTGTGATGGGGTGATAAAAATATACTCAGTCGGTAAATCAAAAACCCAGAAGTCTGCTTTGGTTGTCTGCAAGCCACTTGGGTTACCCACTGGCATCTCTATCTCCACCACAAGGTTACCCGTGTGCTTTGACTTCCAGTCCCTCTTCACTTCGTAAGCCAGTTTTGTCTCAAGCACTATGAAATCATAAGGCTTAAACTTACCCTGCACAGGGGCTGGAGTCTTCCCACTCTTAAGGCACAGATCCATTACCGCATCCTCACCTAATTTCCCTACCCTTAGTGCTGTATCAAAGTCTGCCATCTAATCGCATCTCCCAACGCAAGTAATCCCTGTAATTACTCTTAATAAAGTCGTAAGCATCGTAGTCATTAACGACATGAAATATCTTGTAACAGTTATCAGATATAACCCCCCAGTCCTGAAGGTAGGATAGAATATAAGTCTCGCTATGCTTGTCATTAAGGAGATCATAGAGCTTGTTCATAAGTAAAAAAATTTCCTATGGCACAATCGGTTCGTTCTCCGAGCAAAGTACATCCCCCCACCCCCCCCACCCTCGAAATAGTGTAGGTAGAGGACAATAAATCCTCGGTACTACCGCATAAACACAGGGATCTGAGCCTAAACATGGTATCTGCACCCCTTTATGCGTACATTTAACACCTCTAAACCGCTCGACACATTACTTGCGGTAGACCTGTACACCGATAAATGCCCATAGCTTGCTACCATACCCTCTTTATTCTTCGTTAAATTACTCACCCAAGTCCGAACCCCCATATCCATCAAAACGACTCCTACACCCCTTCATGGTCTTTAAATCGCTATTCACCCCATTCCCCTCATTATTTCCTCCAACAATTGACTCAAGTTGGCTCATATAGGTATGCAACAGCTTAGAGTGCACTGACCTTATACTCTCTACCCCACACTGGGCTGCAAGTATCTTTAAAGAGTACCTAGCAATCACTGGATCAATGTCTTTCGATTTTAAACTTTTGAGGTCTTTCAAGGTTAGTTCGATAGATCGGGTATCGATGCGATTTAGGGGTAAGTGTTCTCCCCTCGTGCTCACTCCAGTAGTATTCTGCGTCATGTCTTATTTCCCCTAACCTGCCCTTAGCGAGCTGGCACTTATTGTTGAAGTTCTCCCATGCGAGATTGCCCTCTACATAGCTTGTATTTTCCTTAAACCTAGTCTTTTCCTCTTGATGTTTTTTAAGCTCACTTCTGGACATCAGTGACCTCCGCTTCTACTGCCTCTGGCAATGACTTCAGCAATTCCTCCATAGACTCTGCTGATGCCCCTCTTTTTACCTTTTCCACATGAAGGCTGGAGTCTCCCTGCATTTCTCTTAGTGTCTCGACAGCATACTTTAGTGCTGGTGCTACCTGCCGAGCCTCGAGCTCCTCTGTGGTATTGATAGCCTTTACTTCCAGCTTAAACACGAGCAATCGATAGTAACCGAGCATGAACTCATTGTACTCGCTGGGAGTCATGTTAGAGAACTGCATGGCTGTCATCTGGTCATCACCTGAGACTTGCAGCTCAAGGTTCTTCTTAAACATATCAAGGGACATATCACAGGCATCTGCTATTTCCTCTAAGCCCATATTATCGAGCTTCCGTCTGGTGACCTTTTCTCGCCCTGCCATCACTCGGTGAGAAAGTATGCCACAGTGCAAATTACGATTACGCACATCATTAAGAATACCCAGTCATTGAAATCATCCCAGCTCATGCTATTTTTAGCCTCTCCTGCATTTGCTCCTGATTAAACAGCCAGACATTACAGGTCTCCCTGAATCGATTGAGTAGTGCCTCACCTCGCCTCTTGTCCTCAAATCGTGCTATAGCGTCGCTACGCTTTACCTGAGAGGTACACAGCAAGGGGAGCTTTCTCTCCATCCTCTGGTTTACGATCTCAAACAGCCCTGCCTCAGTAGAGGGGGTGAGCTTTTCGGCAAACAGGTCATCGATTGCAAGGATTGGAATATTCACTACCTCATCCCTCCAGTTCGCATAGTGGCTGGATCTCTTAGCTGACGCTAACTCACTATGAAACTCACCAGCATAAAATACCTTAAATGCGAGCCCATAACCATGAAGCTTCTTTAGCAGCAGTGTAAGCAATCTACTCTTACCCATCCTTGACTCACCGAGTAAGTAAATTCCTTTATCTCGGTCAGGAGTCCAGTGCTGGATATTCTTCCATACTGCCTGTGCTTGGCTTGGCAACAGGTTAAAGTCTGTCTCCATATACAGGGGTCTAATCAGCTCATGAATGGGTCTAGGCGTGTAAATTAATTTATTTGACCTAGTTCCCTCACGCTCATGAAAAGCCTTACAACACTTATCACAGACTACTGCCTTCTCACTGAATGCTGCTACCAGCTCATCAGTCCAGTCAGTATCCTGCCTACACTCTCTACATTTATAAATCATTAGAAATCCTCCGCATTGAATCCACCCTTACTCTCTGCCACTACCTCGTTAGCTGGCTGTGGTGGAAATACACCTGCCCAGCCCATTGCCACTGACCGATTTAATGACTCGATCAAACCATCCACTCCAAACTCCTCCAAGATGGAATTAAAGCCTGTCCACATCCTTTTCATCTGGGTTGGCTTAATAACTTTCCTGAGCTCTTTTCTGTGTTGCACAAACTCGTCCCAAGCACTTTGCAACTTAATATTATATATATTAATACTATTCTTATTAAGTAAGTATATATTCGCAAAAGGCGCGCGCGAGGCTGCTGTCAAATTACCCTCTTTTTGGGGGTTTTTGCTGTCAAATTGAACACCATCACTTTCCTCACCTAAATTATCAGTTGCTGTCACATTTGGCGTTTTTTGGGGGGTTTTGCTGTCACCCTGTTTTTTTTCCACAATTGCTGTTGCTGTCAAAATTGCGTCTTTATAGGGGTTTTTGCTGTCACTTTGTGATGTTGCTGGTGCAGGGGCTGGGGCTGAAATGGCAGGGTTTCCTGCCAAATCAAACACCCGAATCCCTGAAACTATTGCAAACTTCACAGCATCATTCAGGGTCATATCATACCTTTCTTTGACCATCATTAATTGCTGCTTCAAGTGCTCAGGTAGCCTAATTGTTAGTCTCTCAGAATGGGACATCTTCAAGGAGATCTTGGTCTGCATTTTCAATAGGTGCAGCCCGATCCATTTTAGGCTCAATTGGCTCATCCAGTGCTAGATACTTGTATATCTTCGCATAGCCTTTAGCATCAGTGCCGTCCTCTATCCCAATTGCCTTACCCTTAAAGTCCAAGAAGTTCTTATAGCTTGTATCCTTAAACTTTGGGGGAAGTGCGTTCATGCTCTTGAAAAATGACTCCACCTTCCAGTGTGCTTTCTCTGTGAAGAAAAAGGCATCATATATCTTTGTGCCATCTTCTTTTTCTAACCCTAGCTTTATGTAAGGGTTTCCGTTCTTAGTTACATACTCTTCCCCAGTCTCCCTGTCGGATGAGTAAACGCCAATAATAGTTGCTTTATTCATATTTAGTTTTGGTTGAAAAATCCTTCATCATGTCCCCACACTGATCCACAAATTGACCAGAAGTTGACTAGTGCTTCCTTGATATCTGCATCATTAGAGCAAAAGCAGAGCTGCTTCTTTCCGTCTGGCATCTGATAGCCAATCGCATCCAGCTCGCAGTGCTCCGCTGTTAACTGAGCTCGATTCATGTAAGAGCTTAGGTGATTTTCCTCTGCACTCTTAATCTTTTCCTCAATCTTGTAGGGATCTTTTAAGTTTCCTACTTTGACGGAATCTGGATCAAACTCTGGGATCAGTGACGCAATTTCCTGTGCTGACCTCGGTCTAGTTTCAATGTCAAAAATGACAGCATCGTCCGAGACATCTAAGCTCTCATTTAAGGCATTGAAACAGTGGGCTGTCATGTTGATATCTGCGGTGAGATAATCTTCCTTTTCATCAGAAGAAAACTTCCAGAAATCTTTTCCAGACCTTCCCCTTTTGTTCAGACCCTTATACCCTAAGATCTTTGCCAGAGTCTCCAGCTTAATCAGGTATCCGTACTCAGATCCTCCATACATTTCATTTGTATCCACAAAGATCTTGGGTAGGTATTTTTTTGGTTGAAGGTAGACTGGGACTTTCACCCCATGCCTTATGCTAAACCTGTAAATCATTTGGTAGTCATACTTGTTCGACATATGTCCTGCTACTACTCTCATGCTGCCTTACCCCCTGCCTGTTCTGCTTCCCACTCATCTACTTTTTTTGTGATTTCCTCACTGCTCTTCGCTAGAAAAGTCTCTAGCTGTGGTACTGTTGCAGTATCTGGATCAAACCCTTTAGCCTTGGCATATGATGTAGCGCCATGATCAATGAGCTTTTCCTTAACTTCATTGATAAGGGCAGACTTATTAACTTTAGGTTTCGTCTTTGATGGATCTCGGTGCAACGCTCCATCAATATCCTCTTCCGCTGCTATGTTCACATAGGCTGCCAAGGCGTACCTACGAGCGTAAGTAACTGTAGCACCATAAGACTGGGCTAAGCTCATGCCCTTGCCCTGCTCAACTGGCATGGCAAAGAAGCTGGGCTGCGATTGCTCGCCAGAAATGTGTTTGATCACAGTCTCTACACAAACCCAGTGACCTTCACGCTCCTGATCCTGCAATAATTGTTGTAAGACTAGCCCATGCTTATTTAAGACTTGATTTATGTGCGATGCAGTCTGATCCAGTCCAGCGTATTTGTATCCATATCCTTTCTGGTTTTTCTTGGGGTTCTGTAGTTCTGCCTGAGCTTTCGCAAGTGCAGTATTAATGTTCTTCTGTTCCATGTAAGGAACGATTTTATTGTCTTCATTCATTTGGTTGTTCTTGTTTTGGGATTAACTCTAAGAAGTCTGAAAATCTCAGAGTGATTAATGAAAATTTTTTGTGATTTTTCCTGTGCACTACACAGGCTGGCTTACTTGCAGGGGCATCTCTCTCGCTCTGCTCAAATGC